GAGAGCAATAGGACGGACGGGCAGCAGTTAGAACGTAAAGGCATGACGGACGAGCAGCAGCGTACATACTTAGAGAGTATCAGACGCACACGCTTTAAGACATTGATAATGACAGCGCATATAGACAAAGCGGTAGAAGAGATAGAGCGCCGCAGAGAGGCAGCAGGCAGAGGTGTAGAGTACAAGGCTTTTGAAATGTATTTCATGCAGGGCATGGACTATGCGGAAATCGCAGAGGAACTGGATACAGGAAAGAACACACCGAGGCGCTGGGTTACGGGCATCATAAACGAGCTGTCAGTATTATTGTGGGGGATTGACGAAGAGAGGGTAAAGTAAGTGTTTGAAAAAATAAAAGCATGGATAAAAAGAAAGCGGGAAACAGCGAGAGAACAGCAGGCGGCAGACAGGTTGATAAAGCATATAGAGCAGGCGTTAGGATTTGAGCTTTACGAGTGGCAGAGGTTATATATAATAACTGGGATATGGCAGCCGCCAGAGGGACGGCTACACGGAAGAACGACAGCATATATATTGCGGCTATTATTAGACCAGAGTAAGCCACTGCTGCTATATGAGTTTTCACAGGTGGCAGCGTATGCGGATAACCCATTTATGGGGCGGCAATATCAGCCAGTACCCATGCAGTATGCAGGCTGGTTTAGGCACGAGATAAGAAGTATATACGAGCAGCTAAGAGCAGCAGGCGTGCCAGTAAGAGAAATGATAACAGAGCAGCAGCGGGTAATATCGTGGTAAAAACGTGGTGTTTACATGGGAAAACAAAAGAGATACAATGGTAGCATGAAATGAGTAGGCGATAGCTTAAGCCATGTGCGGCAGCAGTTGCCTACTCTTTTTCTATTCATTCTTTAGCCTCCATCTCTCTCACCGCCACACGCGCTCTCCGCTACTGGTAAAGAGAGGGGACAGTATGAAAGCATGGGCTAAGAGTTTTTATTTATCAGCGGCATGGGAAAAAACCAGAGCCGCTTATTTAATGTCACAAGATTATATTTGTGAACGCTGCGGGCAGCCCGCAAAGATAGTGCATCATAAGCGCTGGCTTAACAGAGAGAACATAAACGACATAAGCGTTACGTTGTGCTGGGATAACTTAGAGGCGTTGTGCCAAGACTGCCACAACAAGGAACACCACAAACAGGAGAGGCATAAGCGGTATCAGTTCGACGAGAACGGCGGCATACTCCCCCCATATCAGAAAAATAATTAAAGGGGGCGAATACCGAGGGGGATACCCTAAAATTACCCTACGGGCGTGCGCACGGGTGGTGTAGGGGGTGTGGTGCGGCGCAGGAATGGAAAGCGGGGTAAAGGAATGGCAACAAAGAAAGAGAAAACCAAAGAACAGAGGATAAAGACAGAAAAGACCAGACTTAAGGGAATTTTCAAGGACTTAGACGAAAACAAAAGAAAATTAGTAACGCCGCTGATAGAAAAGGCTGCATTTATGAGCATTGAGCTGGACGACTTGCAGGCGAAACTTGAAAAAGACGGCTGGACGAGTGAGTACCAGAACGGGCAGAACCAGTGGGGAACAAAGAAAAGTCCAGAGGCAGAAACCTACATAGCGCTTAGTAAGAACTATGCAGCAGTGATTAAGCAGCTTACGGAATTAGTACCAGCTGCGAAACGAAAGACAAGCAGGCTGGCGGCTTTGCGGGAAGAGTAAGCAATATTGCCGCCTTATCGAAATTATATCTATGAGTACCACGCAAAGATTACAAGCGGCGAAATCATAGCGGGAAAATGGATAAAGAAAATATACGAAATCATTATAAACGGGCTGCAAAAGCAGGAGTATTTTTTTAATGCAAAGGCTGCGAATAAGGCTATACGGTTCATAGAGAACTTTTGCCACCACAGCAAGGGGCGTAATGATTTAATCAAGTTGGAGCTATGGCAGAAAGCCATAGTTTCTGTTATTTTTGGCATACAGGACGCAGAAAAAATACGTATTTTCCGTGAAATTTTTATTGTAATTGGCAGAAAAAATGGAAAAAGTTTATTTGCATCTGCGATTATTGCATACATGGCGTACTTAGAGCCGGAGTACGGACAAGAAATATACTGCTTAGCGCCAAAATTAGACCAAGCAGCGCTGGTGTATGACGGATTTTATCAAATGGTACAGGCAGAGGACGAGTTAGCGGAGCTGGCAAAGAAACGGCGCAGCGATATTTATATTGCGGAGAGCAACACGGTAATAAAACCGATTGCTTTTAATGCCAAGAAGTCAGACGGATTTAACCCGCAGCTTGTGGTATGTGATGAAATGGCAGCATGGAGCGGGGACGCTGGACTAAAGCAGTATGAGGTTATGAAATCCGCTTTAGGTGCACGTACTCAACCTATGATATTGAGCATAAGCACTGCCGGATATATCAACGACAGTATTTATGATGAACTAATGAAACGTAGCACAAGTTTCTTGAAAGGAAACAGCAAAGAGCGCAGGCTATTACCATTCCTTTACATGATTGATGATGTGGAGAAGTGGAACGACATAGACGAACTGAAAAAGGCTAACCCTAACATGGGCGTATCCGTAAAAGAAAGTTTCTTTATGGACGAGATAGCCGTAGCAGAGGGCAGCTTAAGTAAAAAAGCAGAGTTCCTTACAAAGTATTGCAATATCAAGCAGAACAGCTCTATTGCATGGCTGGAATATCAGACAGTAGAGAACGCCGGAGTAGAAAAGACCTTAGAGGACTTTAGGGACTGCTACGCAGTGGGCGGTATTGACTTAAGCCAGACAACGGACTTAACGGCAGCCAGTGTGGTTATTCAGAAAGACGGCACACTGTATGCGTTTACGCAGTTCTTTATGCCACGGGGCAGGCTGGAATACTTACAGGCTACGGACGGCGTGCCGTATGACATATTTGTTAAAAAGGGGCTGATAACCTTAAGCGGCGAGAATTACGTAGACTACCACGACGTTTACGGCTGGTTTACTATGTTACTGGAAGATTACGGAATACGACCTTTAAAAATCGGCTACGACAGATACAGCGCCCAGTACCTTATTACCGATATGGCAAATTATGGTTTTCACATGGACGACGTTTACCAAGGCGAAAACCTTACACCAGTTATAAGGGAGTTTGAGGGCATCATAAAAGACGGCGATTTTAAGATAGCCGACAACAATTTACTAAAGACACATTTCTTAAATGTTGCGCTTAAGCACAACATGGAAACAAGAAAATTCAGACCTATAAAAATCGAGCAGCGGGCGCATATCGACGGCTTTGTATCTGTCATAGATGCAATGACCGTGCGGCAGAAATACTGGGAAGAGTGCGGCGAGCTGCTTAAAAATGCCGCATAGAAAGGAGAGTAAACGGCATGAAATTTTTAGATTATCTTTTTCATGGTAAAGAGCTGCGATATATCGACAGCTATTTTAAAATGCTGAACGGATACAGCCCGACGTTTACCAGTTATAACGGCGGCGTATATGAAATGGATTTAACCAGAACGGCAGTAAACAGCTTTGCGACACATTGCAGTAAACTTAAGCCGGAGATTGAGGGCAGCGCCCTTAAGTCACTGGAAAAGACACTACAGCATAAGCCCAACTATTTTATGGACACAACAAAATTTATTAAGCGTCTGGCAACGTATGTAGCGGTGGAACACACCGCTTTTATTATACCTATCGAGGACGAGTACGGGCGGCTTTGTGGCTGGTATCCATTGAGGGCGCAACGCTGCGAAGTCGTAGAGGCAGCAGGGCAGGTGTATTTACGGTATCTGTTTGCAAATGGCGAGCATGGAGCTATAGAGTTTGAACGTGTAGGCATTATGACAGATTTTGAATACACAGACGACCTTTTCGGAGAGGACAACAGAACACTTAAGCCAACAATGCAGCTGATACATACGCAAAACGAGGGAATTATAAACGCTGTCAAAAATTCTGCAAATATCCGCTTTCTGGCAAAAGTGGCAAATATGCTGAAACCAGAGGACATAAAGAAAGAGCGACAGCGTTTTACCGAGGATAACTTAACTGCCGACAACGATAGCGGCATGATAATTTATGATAACAAGTTTAGTGAGCTGAAACAGGTAGAGAGCAAACCATACACGCCAAACGCATTGCAGATGCAGAATATACAGGAAAATGTATGCACGCATTTTGGTACAAACATGGATATTTTACAAAATAAATTTGATGAAAATACGTGGAATGCTTACTACGAGGGGAAAATAGAACCGTTTGCAATACAGCTATCGCTTGTTATGACAAATATGAGTTTTACCGAGAGAGAAAGAGCTTGCGGTAATGCTATTTTCTTTTCAGCAAACCGCCTGCAATATGCCAGCAACGCAACAAAGCTAAGCGTAAGCACGCAGCTTTTTGACCGTGCATTACTAAACAGAAACGGCGTTATGGATATATGGAACATGGCACACGTTGAGGACGGGGAAAAGTATTATATCCGCAAAGAGTATACCGAGGTAAGCGAACTGCAAAACAGTAATGGAAAGCCACAGATAATTATACAGCAAGCGCCCATAGCAACAGGGCAGCAGGCAGAGCCGCAGCAGACACCGCCAGCGGCAGCAGGCGAACCAGCAGGCGGGCTGGGAGAGAAAGAGGGTGTAAATAATGCCGATTAAGAAAGAGCGGGAATATAGGGCGCTGGCAGCGCCATTGACAGCGCAGAGTGCAACGAAATTGATACAGACGGAGTATTACGTAGAGGGTTACGCCACTACGTTTGATACGCCGTATTTGCTGTATGAATTTGAGGACGGCACAAAGATTTACGAAAGAATAGACGCACACGCTTTAGACGGTGCAGACATGAGCGACGTTATCATGCAGTACGACCATGAGGGCAGGGTATTTGCCAGACAGTCAAATAAGACACTGATTTTACAGCCGGACTATAAAGGGCTTAAGGTGGCGGCTGATTTAGGCAAGACAGATTTAGCCCGTGGGCTATACCAAGACATAGAGGCAGGCATGATAAATAAAATGTCGTGGGCTTTTAGCGTAGCAGAGGAAAGCTACGACAGAGAAACACACACAAGGACGATTTTGAAAATCAAGAAAGTTTATGATGTATCAGCCGTGAGCATTCCAGCAAACGGCGATACTGAAATAAGCGCCCGTGCTTTTGCGAGTAGGAGTTACGAGCAGGAGAGGCAGGAGCTGCTTAAGAGGCGGGCAGCAATACTAAAGATTAGAGCGAGCTTATAAAATCCAAGACAAGAAAGGAAACATAACAATGAGATTAAAAGAAATCGAGGAAAGATTAGCACAGATTAAGGCAGAGCTTACCACAAGAGCGGCAGAGCTGAAAGAAGAGGAAATCACAGCACTTGAAAAAGAAGTAACTGCATTGCAGGAAGAAAGAGCGGCGATTACAGCGGCAGCAGAAAAGCGCAGCGCCTTACTTGCGAGAATTGCAGCAGGCGAGAATGTAGACGACGGAAACGGCGGCGAGGGACAGCAGAGAGTGCTTAGAAATTTCAAGGGCGCAGCAGGAGAGGGCGATAACGACGACAAGTACGGCAGTATGGAATACCGAAAAGCATTTATGAAATACGTGTGCAGAGGCGAGGCGCTGCCGAAAGAGTACAGAGCAGATGCAGTAAGCAAAAGCACGGACGTAGGCGCAGTTATTCCTACCACAGTGCTTAACCAGATTGTAGAAAAGCTGGAAAGCACAGGTATGATTTTAGCCCTTTTAACCAGCACTGCACACAAGGGCGGGCGTTCTACTCACGCGTCACTC